GATCTGCAATCCAGCGAATCGCAAGTTGACCCGACGCAGTAATCGCTTCTGCTTTATCGACATCGAAGTAGCGGAAGTATTGATTACCGATAGCACCGTAAGCGGAGTTGAGTTGAATCTTACGAACCAACTGGAAGTTGTGATACTTAGAAATATCTTTCTTTAATTTCTCCGTGTATCCTGCTCGACCGAGAGTAGGCATGTTCTTGTTTGGAAGTTCCTCTAACTCCTTCTCTGCTTCGATCATCTTCTTCTTGTACATCTTACGTTCTTCATACATCTTTTCCATGAGCGTAGGAAGGAAACCACGAACATCACGACGATAACATGTTCCGTTTGCTGCAACAGAATAGTCTTTCGCCTTGAGTGCAGCAAGTCTTTCGTGACAACCAAGATGATACATCTCTGGTGTGGACTTCAAAAGATTATCAACACCAATACCGAAGTGTTCCTCTTTTCCTATTTCAATCTTCGTCTCTGGACTGATGTTGAATTGCATAATCAAGTGAGGATACAGACTATTCAAGTCAAAAGACACAACCCAGTCGTGCATTCCTGTGATTGGTTCTTTGACATACGCACCAGCAAATTGTAGATCCTTCTCTTGAATCTTCTTCTGTGGAATCACAATGTTATGCTCCGCAAGGTAGTGATAAATGATGCAGTCCCAAGTGCGAACCTGAGAATACACATCCATATGATTTACCTTTGCAGAATAGGCGAGTGCAAGTGCAAGTTCGATCAACTTGAGTTTGTCTTCAAGTCGATCAACAAGTTCCACATCTCTGAGGTTGTATTCCATAAACTTCTGGAAGTCAGATTTATAGAAGTCAGCCATCGTATCATACTCGGTGTAATCCAACTTTCGTTCACCAAGTTCGACATAGGCGATGTGATCAAGTTTGTAAGACTCTTGGTTCACATAGGTAAACGTAGTGTATAACTCATAGTAGTCATAGACTGTGATACCTTGCATGTCAAACACACGATACGTTCGTCCTCGTCGAGTAACTTCTCTTACGTTGATCTTTCTCCACGGAGAAAGTTTGTTCACAACGGAATCTCCGAAGAGGGATGTAATTCGGTTTACGAGATACGGAATATCAAAGAATCGAATGTTCCAACCCGTGATGACATCTGGACTCAAGTGATCCCAAAGATCAATAAAGTGTTTGAGAAGATCACCCTCACTCTCGAAAGTGAAACACTCCACGTTTGGTTCGTTGATTTCAAAGTCACCTAGACCAAGAACATATGACTTACCTTCAAGTTTCACCGTGATTGCAATAATCTCTTCGATGGGATTATCGACATCGGGGAAACCACTTTCACATGTGGTTTCGATATCAATGTTTGCAATCTTCACCAAAGAGGCATCATAGGGAACTTCACCCTGATAATTCTCACCAATAAACTGATAAACGAAGTCTGTGTTTCCAAAGACTTCAAACCCATTCACATTTTTGTATTTGTTGATAAACGCTCGACACTCGTACATTGAACCAGGCTGAAACGGTTCAACATACTTTCCTTCGAGTGTTCTATACTTCGTTTTGTTATTAGACGGGAGAAAAAGAGTCGGATGAAACTTCACCCGCTCTTTAAATTGCTCTCCGTTTCGATATCCTCGAACGAGGATGTTGTCTCCTTGAGAAACAACACTCGTGTAAAATTCAGTCATTCTTATCTTTCAAGTACCCACTAAACAGAACCATGTAATTAATAATATCAACAACAGAATCGTGAAAACCTTCACCATCGACTTCTAGTTTACCAGCACTTGTGAAAGTTGACAAGCGTGAAATCTTGTCAACCACACGAACAAGGAATCCTTGCTCAGTCGAGCAGACACCCATCGCCTCGGTTCGTGTGAAGTTTGCGAAAGGCTCCATACCACCTTCGCCTGCATAGTCGTGGTTCTTCTTCTTCATAAGTTCTCGTGCTTCGTTGCAAAGATCCTCATGGTGCTTGAGTAATTCTTCTCTAGTCATTTACCTGTACTCCCGAATCCACCATCTCTGGTTGTTGTTTTTTCTGGTTTCTCTGTTGTTTCCTCGATGTGATAATGTTCATTACGAACCAACTCTGCTTGACAGATTTTATCACCTTGTCGAAGATAGTAATCATTCTCATCGCTCGTATTCCACACGCAAACGAAAACCTCGTGATGGTAATCTGAGTCAATGATACCTTCGCAGTTTGTTAATGTAATACCATGCTTACAAGCAAGACCTGACTTGGGATGCCAACGAATTGAGTATCCTACTGGAATGTTGAATGCAAGTCCTGTAGGAACAAGCAACTTCTTTCCTGCACGAATGTTTCTTCCCTTGATCGGTCCCC